CACTGTTACTTCGGGCGTACCAGCAACTGTATACGGCATGATTGCTATTGGTGCAAACCAAACGCAAATGGCATTTTGGACTGTACCCGCAGATTATACCTTGTATTTAATGGGAACTTTCTTTACATCTGCAAACTCAACCGCAAACGCATCAACCAACTTTCAATTGATTCAACGCCCATTGGGTGGTGTGTTTAGAATACAAAGTTCAGCGCGTACCCCCGGCAACGGAGACTTCGTGGTTGATCTGCACACACCGCTTGCTTTTTCTGAAAAGACAGACATTGAAATTAGGGCAATTGCTTCAGCAGGAACTTCCAATGTGTCTGCTGAGTTTGAAGGCATCTACATTAAGAACCCTGACTAATCATGCCAAGCAAATCACCTGCTCAACATAGGTTGATGGAGGCGGTTGCGCACAATCCTGCGTTCGCCAAAAAAGTGGGCATTCCAACGAAAGTTGGCAAAGATTTTGCCAAGGCTGACGAAGGCAAGAAGTTTAAAGGGGGCGGACTCTATGACAACATCAATGCAAAGCGTGAAAGAATTTCTGAAGGCTCTGGCGAAAAAATGCGCCGAGTTGGTAGCGAAGGTGCTCCAACGGCTAAGGCTTTCAAAGAGTCAGCCAAAACAGCCAGAATGAAAGAGGGCGGGCCAAGCCTTGCAATCGGCCGTGGCGAGAAATTGCCGGTCAGCAAGGGCGCTGGGCTGACGGCCAAGGGTAGAGCCAAATACAATGCAGCAACGGGCAGCAACCTGAAGGCACCGCAGCCCCAAGGCGGCGCACGCAAGGACTCGTTTTGTGCCCGGATGAGCGGGATGCCGGGGCCAATGAAAGACGAAAAAGGCAGGCCAACACGCAAGGCGGCGGCTTTAAACAGATGGAAGTGCTGACATGGCTTATTCAGGTTCGGTAGGCACCACCGTTGTAACGGTCCAGACGCTGATTGACCACGGTGCTCGTCGCTGTGGCAAGCTGGCCGAAGAGCTGACCTCCGAGCAGGTCCTGAGCGCCCGCGAGTCGCTATTTTTCCTGCTGTCCAACCTGATAAACATCGGCATCCAGTATTGGGCCATCAGCAAGAAGGTCTACGGCTTTACGCCCGACAAGGCAACCTACCTGTTGCCCCTTGGCGGCAATGACGTGCTGAACGCCCTGTACCGCTACATGAACCGCCCTGACGGCTCTTACACGTCCTCTGCTGGTGGAACGGTTGGAAACGTCTATGACGGCGACGTGGACACAGTCTGCACCCAGACCTCGGCCAACGGCAACATCGCTGTTGATTTTGGCCCGTCCAACCCCATTTTTATCGGCTCCATTGGCTTTCTGCCTGCCTCCAGCGGCACCAAATCATTCATCCTTGAATACTCGCTTGACAACGTAACTTGGGCAACCTTGGCCGATCTTGGGGCTATCACGGTGGTGGACAATGAGTGGGTCTGGACCGACATTGCCAACGGACAAACCGTCCCTTACTACCGCATCCGGGCCTACAGCGGGACCACCCTGAGCCTGCGAGAGTTGTATTTTGGCAACAACAGCACCGAGATCACCATGTCGCGCCTGAACCGGGACGACTACACCAACCTGCCCAACAAGAACTTCACGGCCAACCAGCCGTTCCAGTTTTGGTTCAACCGGACCATTCCCCAGAGTGAGATTGTGCTTTGGCCAACACCGCAGAATGCCTTCTATCAGATGACCATCTGGTACTCGCGCCAGATCATGGACGTGGGCGACCTGTACGGCGAGCTGGAGGTCCCACAGCGCTGGTACGAGGCCGTGGTAATGATGCTGGCTCACCGGATGAGCCTTGAGCTGCCCGGCGTGGACATGGCCCGCGTGCAGTACCTTGAGGGTCAGGCCGAAAAATACCTTGGTATTGCCGAGGAAGAAGAACGCGACAAGTCGCCAATCTACTTTGCGCCCAACATCAGCGTTTACACAAGGTGACCGATGGCCATCTTTCTGGACACCCTCGGATACTCTGACATTGCAATTGCGGTGTGCGACCGCTGCAAGATGAAGCGCCCGCATGCCGTGATGCGCAACGACCCCAACTTCCCGGGTCTCAGGGTATGCAACGAGGGCTGTGCTGATCAGCTTGACCCCTACCGCCTGCCTGCCCGAAAAACCGAAAGGATAACAATTCGGTTTCCGCGCCCCGACCTCCCGCTCAATGCTGGCGACAACTATCTGGTCACGGGCGGCGAGACCAGCGTGTTCCAGATCTCGACTGAGGGTAATACCCAGACTCCAACATCTACCGGGAACAGGGACACTATTGCACCAAACCCGCCAGACAACACGAGCACATAATGTCCGCACAAGTCACCATCCTCCAATTGCCATCAGCCGGGGCCATTACGGGCACCGAGGCGGTCCCGATCGTCCAAAATGGCGTGACGGTGCAGACGACCGCCGCTGCGATCTCCGCCTCCCCGTCGCAGCCCTACACCTACCTGACCGTCAGCCAGACGCCCCAGTTGGCCAACAGCCGCTACGTTGGCGCAACCAATGGGCTGACGTTGACCGACGGCGGTGCGCAGGGCGTACTCAATATAACGACCACAGGCGCTCTTTTGTCGTTGGTGAACTCCAGCACTGGGTTCCAAGTAAAAACGTCTTCTACGGCCCTTACAAGTCGTTCTATTGCTGTTTCCGGGGCTGGCTTGTCCATCGCTGACGGAAGCGGGGTTTCTGGTGACCCCACCGTCTCTTTGAGCGGTCAGGTGTTGAATTTTGCCAACGCCAGTTTCAACGGCCTTGTGGTGCTTTCAACCGGCGGAGCAATAACGTCTGCCACGATTACGGGCACCGCAAACCAAATAGACGTGGCCAACGGCACCGGGATAAGCGGCAACCCCACGCTGTCAATTTCAAACAACCCTGTCGTCCCCGGCACGGGCGGCATGATTCTGCCTGTTGGCACTACAGGTCAGCGCGGGTCGTCAGTTGACGGCAATCTGCGGTACAACACCACAACGGCTACGTTTGAAGGTTATGCAAACGGCGCATGGGGTTCAATTGTCAGCGGGGCAGGCGTCAGCTCAATCTCTTTTGGTACGACGGGCCTGACTCCATCCACGGCAAGCACCGGGATCGTCACCGTTGCAGGCACCTTGGCGATAGCCAACGGCGGAACGAACTCCACGGCTACCGCAACTGCTGGCGGCTCTGCATATGGCACTGGAACTGCATTTGCATTTACTGCGGCAGGAACAGCAGGGCAGGTATTAACATCGGCAGGAGCAAGCGCACCAGTATGGTCGGGCGTCTCAGGCGGGACTTTCTAAGGAAATAAAAATGGCTGCAACAAACTTCACACCAATTCAACTTTACCACTCGACGACTGCATCTGCCGTACCTCTGGCGGCAAATCTTGCGCAAGGTGAATTGGCAATCAACATCACTGACGGCAAGCTGTATTACGAGGACAACACCGGCGTTGTTCAAGTCATTGCCACTAAGGGTGCTGGCACGATCGGCGGCTCAACCACGCAGATCCAGTACAACAACGCAGGCGCATTGGCTGGTAATGCCGCAATGGTTTTCAACAGCGGGACCAGCACTACCACGCTGACCACGCTGAACCTCACCAATGCCCTTGGAGCAATCTACGGCGGCACGGCGCAGTCTACCTATACCCAAGGTGACATCCTCTACTCCTCGGCCTCCAACACGCTGGCCAAGCTTGGTATTGGCGTGGTCAACTACATCCTGACGTCAACCGGGTCTATTCCTCAGTGGGTTGCGCCTTCAAGCATCGCCGTTTTGACGGCCACCAACCTTGCTGGCGGCCTTGCGGGATCGGTCCCCTACCAGTCCGCTTTGGACACGACCACCTTCTTGGCCATTGGAGCCGCGAACCGGGTCATGACGTCCACCGGGTCTGCCCCGCAGTGGGTGACGTCCCTGACGGGCCTGACGGGCGTTTCCAGCTCGTCCATCACCAACACCAGCCTGACCTCTGGCCGGATAGTGATCAGCTCGACTGCAGGTCTTGAGGCTGACTCGGCAAACCTAACCTTCAACGGCACGACCCTGACAACCACCGGCCTGTCCAATAGCGGTTTTAGCACCTTGGTCAAGACCCTGACCTTGGGAGATACCAGCTTCAACGGCACGGCGGTGTTTGCCCCCGCTACGCCTGCCAAGCTGTATTTGGGCACCGGCACGGTAACGGACGTCACCTCGGCAATCAGCGCAACCAACACCACGGGCGCAATCGCCTCCTTGGCCATCACGCCAATTGCCGCGACCAACACCGGCGTCACCTACACCAACGCCTCGACCCTGTACATCGCAGGCGCTCCGAGTGCCGGTACAAACATCACAATCACCAACCCGTACTCGCTGTACGTTGCTGGTGGTGCTGTTTATTTGGGTGGCAACACAGCAGTCACCGGGACGCTGAGTGCTACAGGGCGGTCAGGCGTAACTATGTCGGGGCAGACTTCCGCCATAAGTCTTGGTCAGGTAAGTACCGACCCAACGTATGGATTGCTATCGTTTAATGGTGCGTTTGCAGCAACCACGCTTTCTGGTATGTGGGGAGGTGGCGGTAGTAGCGATTTGCTAATTAATGTTCCTACTGGCGGTAGCATATACAGCAGAGTAGCTAATAGCAATGTCACTGTTCTTTCCTCCACCGGCCTAGCAGTCACCGGGACGCTGAGTAGCACCCTTGGCGCAACCATTCAAGGTTTGACCGTGGGCCTTGGTGCTGGTGCTGTGGCATCTAATACTGCGGTGGGTGTGGGTGCTTTGGCGGCAAATACAACAGGCAGTTTTTCAACTGCTATCGGTAATGGTGCTCTTGCGGCGCAAACCGGAACTGCCGGGGTTCAAAACATAGCTGTTGGTAATGATGCCGCTGGGAGATTAACTACTGGAACCCAGAACACCGCCGTTGGTATTTCTACACTTGGTTGGGGCGCAGCCGTTGCGACCACGGGAACTTTTAACGCTACTTTTGGGCAGGCTTCACTATATCTTTTAACTTCAGGTTCTTACAACACCGCACTAGGCGCACAGTCTCTTTACTCCAACACCACCGCCTCTAACAACACCGCCGTGGGTTATCAGGCGGCTTACTCTAACACCACCGGAACTTTTATTAACGCTTTTGGTCGTTATGCGCTGTATTACAACACGACAGGCACTGATAATACGGGCATCGGCACAAATGCGTTGTACCAAAACACGACAGGTAGCGCCAACACCGCACTAGGCATTCAGGCGCTCCAAGCCAACACCACCGCCTCCAACAACACCGCTGTAGGCTATCAGGCCGGGTATAGTAACGTAACTGGCACAGAAAACTTCTATGGCGGGTACTTAGCGGGCAATCCAGCAACAGGCAGTTACTTAACTTTTGTTGGAAGCCGCGCTGGTAATGCAAGTATTACTGGTAATGGTAACACTGCTGTTGGTTATTACGCTTATGGCTCTGGTACAAGTGGTGCAAGTAATACTGCCGTAGGTGTGCAACCATTGTATTTAAACACTACTGGCTCTCAAAACACTGCAATCGGGCAAGAAGCCCTTCGCTCCAACACCACAGCCTCAAACAACACCGCTGTAGGTTATCAGGCGGGGTATTCAAATACCACGGGGGCTTATAACTCTTTCTTGGGTCATACGGCTGGTTATACAAATTCAACTAGCTCATATTCCACGTATGTAGGCAGAGCGGCTGGATACCTT